AACTCTTGCAAAAGATTCATCGACAACTCAAAAACGATCCTGAGATTGTCACTCTGCTAGAAGAATCTGAGATTGCAATTATTGTTTCCGGCCTACAGAAACAAACACAGACATCTCTTGTAGCCTCACTAACTAAAGCATCAGCCTCTAAAAAGGCGTCGCTTAAAAAGGTAACTGAGGATGATCTTTTCTGACCGCGATCAAGAACTCAGAGTTCGCCTCGCTGCAAGATTCTTACCATTCTCAGAATACAAACTCTTATCAGAATGGCTAGGAGTCTACACTTACATCTTACCTGACTCCCGAATTAATCTCCATACCTCATACATCTTCCAACTTTATCTCTATCTTTGCGACATTGAATCCACATTAAACTCAGAAGATTACAAATGTCTACTCCAATTGATCCCAGAATCCTCAACCTTTCATACTCTTCTCTCCTCACTCTACACAACTGTCCAAGAGAATTCCAACTCTACAAACTCCAAGCACCAATCGAAATTGATGAAGAGTTACTTGGCCAATCAATCACTTTTGCATATGGAACCGTAGTTGGTAATGGTGTCCAGAACTCTTTGCAAAACGCATCTCCCTCACAAATCATTTTCAATGCATTTCTTGATTGGAGTCCTGATCTGTTTGCTGAAAACACCAAACAAAACAAATCCTTTTTCAAAGCAGTCCACGCAATCAATCAGTTTTCCTCAATCCGGAATTCTTCTTTCCTCAGAGATTGGGAGCTAGTAACTTATAATGGCAAACCTGCTTGCGAACTCTCATTCGTAATCGAGTTCCCTGATGGTTTCAAATACCGTGGATTCGTAGATGCAGTTCTCAGGCACTCTGTCACCGGCGAAGTTCTAGTTCTCGAAGTCAAAACTACAGCCTCACCTAACATTAATCCTACACAATACAAGAACTCTGCACAGGCTATCGGATACTCAATTGTTCTGGATGCAATCTTCCCTGAGCTATCTTCTTACAAAGTTCTCTATTGTGCATACTCAACTACGTCAGAAGAATACAACCTAATTCCATTTGACAAATCCTACTATCAACGAGCTTTGTGGATTAGAGAACTTCTTCTAGACATTGAGACAATCAAACTCTACGAAGAAGCATCTGTCTATCCTATGCACGGTGAGTCTTGTTTCAGATTCTTCCGAGAGTGCAATTACTTTAATACCTGCACACTTTCAACTGAGCGTATCACATCCCCACTCACACCAGAGATTGAATCCAAATTAGAATCAGAACTTTCTGAGTATCAAATCAAAATCACTCTAGCTGACTTAATCTCTGCACAAATCTCCAAAGACTCTGCCCCTGTTCCTGACTCGGATATTCTATGAAACTCTCACAAGCTACATTATCTGCACCACAATCTGTTCTAGTTTATGGTGGCCCCAAAACAGGTAAAACTCAATTGGTTGGAGAGCTTGCTAATTACTTCAACCTGATTTGGTTTGATCTGGAAAATGGTTCAGCTACTCTATTCAAACTCTCAGACGCTGCAAAAGAACGAGTCGAACTAATTAAAATCCCAGACACTCGCTCTTATCCTATTGCAATTGAAACATGTCTCAAAGTAATCAAAGGTGGACCGGTAGATATTTGCGAAGAACACGGTAAAGTTGCTTGCCCACTTTGCAAGAAAGATTCTAAACCTTTTACTCGTGTCTGTCTTAATGATCTACCTGCCGACACAATTGCAGTATTCGATTCACTCACACAACTTACTAACTCTGCAATCTCTCACATCACACAAGGTAAACCAGATGATTACAAACTTGCATACGATGATTGGGGTAATCTAGGTAAGCTGATGGATATCTTTCTCTCCCATGTTCAGCAAGCTAAGTTTAATGTTGTGTGTATCTCACATGAAACAGAAGCTGAAATGGAAGATGGGAAGATGAAGATTGTTCCTACAGCGGGCACTCGAAACTTCTCTCGGAATACTGCAAAATATTTCGGCCACGTTGTTTACTCAGAGATCAAACTCTCTAAACACAAATTCTCCTCAACCACAGTTTCATCTTCCTCAGTTGTAGTTGGCTCTCGTACAGATGTTAAGACAGAAACAATGGAATCTCCCTCTCTAGTTTCTATCTTCAAATCACCTGCACCAAAACTTCAAACTAATGGGCAGATTGCAGCCTCACATCTCTCAACCCTCTTAAAGAAATCCTAATCCTAATCATGAACATTCTTGAAGAAGCACAAACAATCATTTACGGTGATCGTGAACAAACTTACGGATCACCCTCCAAAAACTTGCAACAGATTGCAGACTTGTGGTCGGTTTATTTAGGCAACACAACTGCACTCACTTGCGAAGATGTTTGCAACATGATGATTCTTCTGAAAGTTGCACGCCTGCAAAATCAGCCTACACACAGAGATTCTCAGGTAGATATTTGTGGATACGCTGCACTAATGGAACGAATTCAAACACCCAAAGTAAAGGAGCCTACCAATGCGCTAGATATCTAATACCTAACTTCAATCTCACCCTGTCTCTTAACTTGTATCTTTCCAATTTATATCATGACCCAAATCACTGACTCCCTTCTCGACGCAACTCTCGATGATCTGGCTGATCTTCCTTCTTTCAAGGCTTTCCCTCCCGGTGTCCATCTCTGCAAGATGTTCCTCGCAATTAAGGAAATCAACAAGAAGCCTGCTGTTGAAGCTAAGTTGGTTCACAAGGAAACTCTGGAACTGACTAATCCTACCGATATTCCTCCGAATGCCGGCGATGAAACCACTGTTCTCTATATCCTGAAGAACAATGATGGCTCTGCGAATGAGATTGCTCAAGGTCAACTCAAGGGTATTCTCTCTAAGTTGAAAGCTGCCGGCGTTGAAGGTGGCTCCACTCGTGAAGTTATCGAAGCCGTTAATGGTATCGAAATTGCTGCTGTTACCGCTCAACGCGAGAACAAGCAAACCGGCGATAAGAATACCACTCTGAAGTCTTTCGAGCTGGCTTAATCATGAGCGAACTTACATTCGGACAGCGCGCAGTTGGGCTTAGGTTTAATCCGTCAAACGATGATACTGTTGCCCTGCTTAAGCAAGAGTTTGCTAACTGCATCGACTCATGTAATCTGATTCGCCAAACTACAGATGATCCTGAAGTCAAGCGAATGGCAAGTATTGCTATCACTGAAGCGCAAACAGCGCAGATGTGGGCAGTCAAAGCCGCAACTTGGAATAAGTAAGTAAAACTGTTGGCAGATCAGTAAAACTGCCTACGCCCCGATGGTGAAATTGGTAGACACAGCGGACTTAAAATCCGCCGACCTGAAAAGGTTTTGCCGGTTCGATTCCGGCTCGGGGCACCAACCTAGGAATACATATGCTCAGACCTCCGTACAAACTGACTGAGATTGCAACCATCTGTAAATACTGGAGATACTTTAATGTCGCAGTTGGCAAACCGATTCCTGTATCAAGGTAAGACTTTCATCAAAGTAGTTCCCGTCAAGAGTCTTTTCCACTCTAATCTAATCCATCAAGTAGTAACTCGTGGTGATGTATTCGCAGTTAATGTAGACACACACGAACTCACAATTATCCCCGGCGACGCAAAGATAATTCCAATCCCAAATGAGTAGCCAGAATCTCCTGTTCCTCGGAACACAACAAGATAAGCCCTTTCTTCCCAGACTCAAACCTGTGATGAAAGGGATTACTACTTTTGTGAAACTCGATGCAGTATCTACCATCACCGAAGTAGAACTATATTGCAGAGCTAAATCAGTTTCAGGAGTTCTCACAACTTCTATTCCTCTCCTATCCCGGCTCACCGATAAGCCTAATCCATCTTTAGATGCATACTCTGGCTCTTATTTCCAGCGCAATGGAATTGAGTATGTATTTGTCAACCCTCTCGACCACACAGTATCCGTACCTTACGGAACTTTTCTCCTAGAGCGATACGCCTCTAAGCTAGTCTCCCCCAAATCTTGGCGCACTCCTAGCAAATTCAATTGGTCAGTAATCTCCCCTCGCACTGCGGACTCAATCTATGCTGCATTCGCTTCTCCGAATTGTATTGCTATTGCGATTGACATTGAAACATATCGGGAAAACCTTGCTATTCGATGTGTTGGCTATACTGCTATCTTTGATACTGGCTCTGATTTCGAGACTACTAGTGTTGTTATCCCAATGGACTCTGACTGGACATTACACCAAGTCAGGAAGTTTAATGCATTACCTGCTGCGAAAATCTTTCAGAATGGAAAGTACGATTGTGCGTATTTGTCTCGATATAATGCAGCACCATTCAACTATCTTTGGGACACAGCTAATCTCTTTCACTCTTACTACAGTGAACTTCCCAAAGACCTCGCCTTCTTACAGTCTTTCTTTGTTAGAAACGCAGCATACTGGAAAGACCTTGCAGAATCCTCAGACTTAGAAACCTATTATCTCTACAATGCAAAAGATACTTGGGCAACCGCAGAAGTTTTCTTAGCTTGGATGCATGAAGCACCGGCTTGGGCTAAGAAGAATTACACTCTCGAATTCCCTCTCACGTTTCCAGCACACCTATCGGAAATGACTGGAGTTAAGAGAGACTTGCAGGCACTTAAAGCAGCAAAGCTCTCATACGAAACTGAAGTAGATACTAAGTCCGCCTCTCTTGATCGTATGTTAGGTGTCAAAGGATTCAACACTAACTCTTACAAACAGAAGCAAGTTTTGTTGCGACTTCTCGGATGCGGCGACATTGAAGGTACTGATGAAAAGTCTCTTAGCAAAGCAGCATTCCGACACCCGCTTAATGCTCGTATCCTAGAACTCGTAACCGAAATCCAGAAAGATCGCAAACTTCTTTCTACCTACCTTGTAGAAGGCAAAGAGTTAAATGAAAGAATCCTATACGCTCTCAATCCGCATGGCACAGATACAGGGAGACTTGCATCTAAAGAGCACCATTTCTGGTGTGGACTGCAAATCCAGAACATTCCACGCGGAGACGCAGTCAAAAGTACCATTGTCGCAGATGAAGGATTCTTTTTTGGCGAATGCGATCTTGAACAGGCAGAAGCAAGAGATACTGCATTTGCTGCCGGAGATGAATCCCTCATTACAGCAGTCACCGGAACTAGAGACTTCCACTCTGTCAATGCTAGCGCATTTTTTGGGCGAGCATATGACGCAATTTATGATGATGGTAAAAAGAAAACTAAGGATAAGCCGCTACGAGATTTGGCAAAACGGGTCAACCACGGAGCTAACTACAACATGGGAGCTGGAGTTCTAGTAGAGACAATGGGACTCAAGAATATCTATGCAGCCGCAAAGTTTCTTAGTCTCCCGAAATCTTGGACTCCCAAAGAAATCGCACAGTATCTTCTTGACCAATTCGATAAGACCTATCCTAGAATTCGTGGCGAGTATCAGACATGGATTATTTCTCAGGTTCTCACACACAAGAGACTGACAGGCGCAACAGGTTGGACAAGATACTGTTTCGATAATCCCAAAACAAACAAGCGAGCATTGAATGCATATGTAGCCCATGTAGCACAATCACTCAATGCAATGGTTTTGAATCAAGCCTACCTGAAAGTCTTTTATGACATTGCTTTACACCCGGATCATCGAAACAATTTCAAACTCTGTGCGCAGATTCATGACTCTATTCTCTTTCAATATCGAATCGGTCACGAATATCTGGCCGAAATGGTAAAAGACAGAATGGAAATTCCCGTAACTATTTTAGGAGCAGACGGAAAAATCAGAACATTCACAGTACCCGCAGCAATCAAAATTGGTAACGCTAAATATTGGAGTCAAACAGAATGAACCCATCAGACCAAATTGTAGAAGTAGAGCTTGCATTCACAGAAGCTGGACGCTGGTATCGCACAGATATGTCGGTGGTAGAGTACACACAGGTTCTCCGAACTGGAATGATTGAAGGACAACCTGTTGCAGCAATCAAGAATACTGTATGCACTTCCGAAATTGGAACGTCATACATCATTTATGATTTCATTCTCGCTAAGCGCGGTATTCCTCCTTGGAGATCT